CGCCTCCTCGAACTGGGCGTCCTCGTACGTCTGGCGCGCCGGAGCGGTGACCACAACAACGCCGTACTCGCCGACGGTGAGGTCATTGACGATGCGGCCCAGGTTCTCGTCGTACTGGTTCACCGCCACCTCGATCGCCTGCTGCTCCGGGCCCGTGCCGACGATGTTGAGCAGCCGCTCCTCGGTGTAGTACGTCTGCACCAGGTTGAGGATGCGCCCGGCGAGCAGGTGGCGGGTGCGGGTCAGGTTGTCGAGCGGCGTGGCCAGGTTGACCAGGCTGGCGATCTGCTTCGCCTCGATGGCCTTGGCGGCGACGTCGGCGCGGTCAAGGCCTCGCACGGAGTCACCCATGCCCGAGATGTCCTTGATGTACTGGTCGCCCTTCATCCCAAGACGCTCGATGCCCGTCGGCACCTGGTTGGGGAGGATCTTCTCGAGGTTGCTCACATCGTCCAGCTCGACGACCAGCCCGGTCTCGGCGCCACGCTGTTCGAGCTCGTCGATGGTCATGTTGGCCAGCGCGTTGCGCTTGACCTTCCAGCCGGAGTTGGCCGTGGTGTTCACCACGTGCAACTCCTGCGACGTGGTCTTGTTCAGCAGGTCCTGCGGGTCAAGCAGGTTCTCGACCAGGCCGATGGTCGCCCCGTCCCGCAGGAACGGGAAAAACGGCACTACAGTGAAGTGCTTGTACGCGCTCCAGTCGTCGTACAGCACGACGTCCTCAGCGGTCGTCGTCCAACGGATGGACACTACTGGGCGCTTGATCACCTTGACGCCTGCTGCCTGGGCCAGCTGCGCGATGCGCGCGTCCTCCCAGTCCGCCGGAATCTCGCGCGTATCCCCGGTGACCGGATCAACGAAGTGCTTGGCGACGCGTAGCTTGCGGTACTGGCGCTCGATCACGCGGATGCGACGGTGCTCGTTGCCCGCCTCGGCGTTGCGCACGCTGTTGCTCGCGAAGGTCCCTCGCATGGCGTCGATCGAGTCGTAGCCGTACGCGTACGCCGACTTGTCCTTGACCGCCAGGTAGTCACCGTCTGCCTTGTTGTACAGCACGCGGATGTCGTCTGCCGTCAGCCACTTGGTCACGAACACGGACTTCCACGTGTCCGGGTCGTACTCGCAGCCGTCGGGGTCCAGTAGCACGTTACCCGGGTGGATGCGCGAGAGCTTGACCTCGCCTTGCAGCGAGTCCTCGTAGCAAATGCGTACGTCGTAGTACCCGCGCCCCGTGACGAAGCCGTCCGCTGCGACGTCGGTCTCCAGCCAGTCCATGCGGTTCTGCTGGGCCACGTGCAGATACACATGCGTCAGAGCGTCCGCCGTCTCCTGGAGCCCGCCCTTGGCCGGTCGGAAGGCAATCTCGGCGCGATTGTCAAGCTGCTCGCCGAATACAGCGGCCATTGTCGGCAAAATCTTGTTGATTGTCAGCGCCGGGACCTTGCGTCGATCCAGACGCGCCTTGCGGATGGGATCCCACTGCATTCCCGCGAAGTACTTGTTGCAGCGGTCCGCCATCTCGAGGTAGCGGATATGCCCGTTGTCCCGGGCGTACGTGTACGCCTCGAACTGCTTGGCGGCCAAGGTAACGTCGACTGGCATGCCTCAGGCCTCCATGTGGGTAGAGCCGCGTTCTCCGCGGCTGTGCAGACGCATCTTGTCGCGCCATCCTACCAGCTTTACCTTTTTTGGGGCAGAGGGGGCCCCGATGCGCTCCGCCATGCGCGCCAACCACGCCCCTGCGTCGACGATGTCGTCATGCGCGCCGTTCGGGAAGCGGAGCAGCTCCATCTGCATGGTCTCGACCCACGGCTCGTCCTTCGGGAACCGGCACATGCCCTGCTGCATGAGGCCTTGAAGCGGGCGGGCACGCGTCATCTTGTCAGTGATCGGCTTCAGGGCGTTGTCGCCCTCGGCCAGCACCGGGTAGAGTTTACGCTCCAGCATGCGGCGCTTGAGGGTCGGGGCGAGGGCGAGCTCCAGCTGTCCCTTCTCGATGCCGATCATGTGGTGGCGGTGCTTCGCGAAGGAGTCGAGCAGCAGGTCCGCGATCTGCAGCGGGTCGCCCCAGCGCCCGCGAAGCATGTCGATGAAGTGCAGATACCCCATGTGGTCGAGCGCACCCGTCACCCCGACCGTCCAGTCGTTGGTTTGCCGCGTACCCATCGCCAAGTCCCACGCGCCCAGGATCAGGTACTCGTTGCTCAGCTCGATGCGCGTCTCCATACGGAACTGATCGCGCGAGAAGTATGCCCCGTCGTCCGGCACCGGGTCTTGCTGGTACAGCGCGTTCCAATACCTCGGGGGGAGGGCGCGACGGATACGCTGCAGGCGGCTGAGCGGGAAGCGCTCCGGGTGAAGCGCCTCGCCCTTCGCGCGGTGCTCCTCGTCCTCCTTGGCGATGGCTGGGAACGACACCACTTCCCACCGATCGAACTCGTCTTCGCCGAGGTTGCCCTCCGCCAGGTCCTTCTCATCCTCCTTCTGCTTGGCGATCAGCCGCCCAGCCAGATCGAGGTCTGACCATCGCGTCATGATGATCAGGACGCCGCCACCGGGTGCGAGGCGGGTGTACGCCGTCGAGTTGAACCAGTCCCACGCCCCCTCGAGCATGGTCTCCGAGTCCGCCTCCTGTGCGTCCTTCACCGGGTCGTCGATGATGAACACATGGGCGCCTGAACCGGTGATACCACCGCCCACGCCCGCTGCCCGGTACCCACCACCTGCGGTCGTGTTCCACTCCTCGACGCCCTGACTCTCTGGGTGCAACGTGCTCGCGGGGAACAACGCCTTGAACGCCGCACTGTCACGGACACGTTCGCGTATCCGGCGCGAAAAGCGGACCGGCAGAGCAGCGGAGTACGACGTGGATATGATCTCGAGGTGCGGATACTTACCGAGCACCCAGCTGGGGAACTCCTCCGACGCGAGGGTGCTCTTCCCGACACGTGGGGGCATGAACAGCATCAAGCGCGGGCCCTTAAGGTCGATCACGTCTTGCAGGAACTGCTCGAGCTTCTCGCACACCAGCCTGTGTACCCAGCCTGCCTGGTACCCCGTGGGGCGCATACGGAGTACGTAGTCGAGGAAGTGACGCCTGGCGAGCTCTCGCTCGGCGAGCTCTCGCTGCACCGCTTCGGGGAGCTGCGAGACTTCAGGCGCCGTCGTCGTCACCCTCGCCCTCCTCTGCCAGCATGTCAGCCACCGTCTCGTCTACGATCTGCTTGGCCTCCCCCTCAATCACGTCCCGTATCTGCCGCCCCGCCATCCGGATCAGTTCCGAGTCGGGCAGCGCGCGAATCTCTTCCTGGCGGATATTCGCCGAGACGTCGAGCTTAACGTGGCGCTCCACCGTGGCGTAGAAACCGCACATCTTGTTGATCTCGGACGCCGCGCGGACCATGGAGGCAGCGTCAGCTTGGAGCTTCGCTACTTCGAACGCCTCGAGGACCATGTCTTGTACCCGTTCGCGCGACATTTCGAGGCGTTCACGTATCTTGGTCATCCGGCGGTTGAGCTCCTCGCGTATTGCCGGCACTTTCATCAGCTGGTAACCGACCCGGGGGGCGGCATACCCAGCGAGCAGTGTAGCCTCTTTGATGGACTTACCAGAAGTCATCGCGTCCATGAACTGCTTTTGTCTGGCCGTGAAGGTGAGCACCTCGCGGTCGAGGATGCTGCTACGTGCCCTCTCTGCTTTTTCCGTTCTAGTCTTGTGGGGGCGGCTCGGCCGTTTGGGGTGAGGGTTCGGCATTCGCGAAGCGTACCACGGTTTTGGGGGCCCCGGGCTAAATGTCTTCGAACGGGGCGCTTTGGGGCGAAGTGCGGGGGGTGTTCAGAAGTTGAGTTCCAAACTTCTGAACACCCTTTTGTTGATATTAAAGGGAAAAATACCTGTTTTTAGCCAAAACGCGATTTTTGTGCAGAAGTTGCTAAAAATTTCTGCACACCAAAAACGGCGTAGGTACGCGCTAGAACGCAAGCTGTGCAAATGTACCGAAATTTTTTAACCCTTTTATAGAGAAATTTTTTGTTGAGTAAGAGAAGAATTTTTCTCTATAAAAAGACAGAAAAAATTTCGGTACATTTGCACAAACGCCTCTTTCCCTTGGTAAATCAAATACTTAGGTGTGCAGAAGTTTTTTTGGGTTTCTGAACATCTGCACAAAATCCGGGATTTTTAGGTGTGTTTCCCTTACAGATCAATCACTTAGGTGTACAGAAGTTTCCGAACAACTTCTGTACAGATATATAAATCAATGGCTTAGGTACGTTTGTTCGGGTAGTGCGCTAAGTTTCCTGAACGGGTGTTTGGTTTGCTTGGGCGCAAAACTTGTAGGAGTCAAGGGAAATTATGGCGCATCCCGGGACTGTCCCTTTTTGAGCCTCTTGCCTAACGAACGGCCGTTTAGCCCTATGGGACCCAAAATTTTGGGGTTCGGACCGGGTTTTTTGGGTTTTCGAACCTCGAGACCGCGTTCGGGGGCCCAAGGGGCTTCGGATTTTGCGCAAAAAATCTGAAAAAAGCCGTCGTTTTGCTCATGCTTGCCCTCTCCCCCCGGACCGCGAACCAAGCCCCCCGCTTCGGATTCGCGGGCTAAACTTCGCCCCGAGGGACCCAAAACCTAGCACATCGCATCATCGATCTCCGTGCCTAGCGCGTCGCGCGCGGGACGTCGATGTGTGTGGTGCGCCCCAACCCCCTCGGGCGCCGCGCGA